GCGTGTTCACGCCCAAGGAATATGCCGGCGCCGCCCGTATGGCCGACAGTTCCGTCCGCCGCCGCGCCACGGTCAGGGGCACGACGCCCAACCAGCAGTTGACGGACGCCGCGGCGGACGTGCTGCCGAACACGATTCCCGACAGCGGCACGGCTGGCCGCCTGGGGGCGGGCATGGCTATCGGGTACGGGGCTGGTGCGCTCAACCCGGCAACGCTGGCCGGTCTCGCCGCCGCAGCCGCACCCTACAGCCGTCCAGGTCAGAAATTGGCGAACAGCCTGTTCGTGGGGGAGCGCGGCAAGGCCATGAGGCTGATCGCGGAGGCCGCTGAGCGGGCGCGCAGGGTTTCGCCGCAGGTGCTGGTGCCGTTGGCGGAGAGCGACTAGAACTTCTGCCTGGTTGATTTCGGCGTCACCCGACCCCTAATATAGAAAACCTATTACGGGGGTTGAGATGAAACTGATTGTTTCGGCCATTGTGGCTTTGGGAATTGCGGGCTGCGCCTCTCAGGAAGAGGCCGCACTGAAGTATCAGACCACGCCTTCCATGCAGTTGTGCGTCGATTACATGACGCTGCCCACCATCAACATCTATCAGGAAGCGCGCGCCCGAGAAATTGAGCGCCGGGGCGTCGACTGTAGCCAGTACGCGGATATCGCGGCTGCGCGAGCGAACGCCAACAGCGGGTCATCGGTGAACTGCACCAGCACGCAGTCTGGGAACCAGACCCACACCACCTGCCACTGATACTGTCTCCAGCCATTTGACGGGCGGTCTTCGGGCCGCCCTTTTTGTTTGAGCGCTCGCCCGACGCTGGCACGCCGGGCGAGCTGATCACCAGCCACCTGATTGAGAGGTAGCATGATGACCGAGGCCAACACTACGGGCGGGGCGCAGGGGCTCGCTCATCACGAAAGCGTGAATGATGGATGAGACACCCGGAGGCTGGCACCTCGATAAGAGGGTGTCTGTTGGGCACATCGTCACGACGCTGATGGCCCTTCTCGCGGCGCTGTTTGCCTACGCCAACCTTGAAACGCGGGTTTCCGTGCTGGAGGTGCAGACGAATAGCGTCAAGGAGGACATCGGCGAAATCAAGCGCGCGACCCTCCGGATAGAAGACAAGCTGGACCGCAAGGTCGATAAGTAATGCGCCGGGATTACGCGGCCCTCCGACCGTACGCCTACACGGACCGGATGCGGCAGTACATCGACTCCATCATCCAGCATGGTGGGGTTGTCCAGGCGGCGGAAGCGATAGGGATTGATAAAGCGGCCATCTACCGGGCTCTGAAGGCCATAGAGCGCAAGGCGGCGGTTCAGGGGCATTCTCCTGAGCACGACATGACCAAGACCGTCCCTGAGCCTTACATCGTCAAGGGTACGAGCACGCTCTACAACCGCGACGGCGAACCCACCCTGCAATGGGTCAAGACCAAGGTCGACGAGCAGAAGTGGCTGGAGCATCTGGTCAGCTTCGTCGGGGACCTGGCGGAAGGGGTTGCCGGGAAACACCAGCCCACACCGGCGCCGGCGGTTCAGGACGGCGACCTTCTTACCGTCTACCCCCTGGGTGACCCGCATATTGGCATGTACGCATGGGGCGAGCAGAGCGGGGAGGATTTCGACCTCGACGTTGCCGAGCGCGACCTTCGCGGGGCAATGACACGGCTGGTGGAGAGTTCGCCACCGTCCAAAACGGCGGTCATCCTCAATCTTGGCGACTACTATCATGGTGACGACCCGTCCAACATGACGAAGCGGTCGGGCAATGTCCTGGACGTGGACACCCGCTGGGAAAAGGTCATGCGGGTTGGCGCCCGCATCATGTTCTGGATGGTCGAGCACGCCCTGACCAAGCACGAGACGGTCATCGTCAGAAACGTGCAGGGCAACCACGACGACCAGTCGGCCTTCGCCCTGTCCCTCATTCTCGAGGCGTATTTCTCAGCCGAACCGAGGGTGCAAGTGGAAACGTCTGCCAAGCCGTTCTGGTACTACCGCTTCGGAAAGGTGCTCATCGGCTCCACCCACGGCGACAAGGTGAAGCAGGCGGAGCTGCCCAACATCATGGCGGCCGACCGCGCCGAGGATTGGGGCGCGACCGAATACCGCTACTGGTACACCGGCCACATCCACCACCGGGACGTGAAAGAGCATTACGGCGTGGTGTGCGAGAGCTTCCGCACCCTTGCTGCCTCCGACAACTACCACCATTCCCACGGCTACCGTTCGGGCCGGGATATGTGCGCCATCGTCCACCACCGGGAGTGGGGAGAGGTGGAGCGGCACCGGGCGGATATCAGACGGATACGTTCCGAAAATGGCTGACAATCCTTCCGAAAATGTAATCCATGCCGAGCATCGGTTTATACGCACCCCGCCGGTTGCAGATAACTGCCCAGCCCTTGCAGACGGTGGGTGGCTGAAGATGCTCAGAGAGGGGAATGCGGGGGACTGCCAAGCAAAAGATGTCGCCGATTGGCATGACCGCCCCTGCGACACGGAGCCTGAATGACCGACCTCCCGACACGCCGCCCGTCCGTGACCGTCACGGGCGAATACCTCTCCGCGTCCGTCTCCTTCGACCCAAGGACGGGGGCGCCCTGTGAAGTGTTCTTCGTCTCCCGAGGCAAGACAGGCACGGACCTGAACGAAGAGCTTGAAGAGCTATCCATCCAGATCAGCAGGATCATGCAGCACCGATGAGCTTTCTCGATAATGCCCTCGACGCCATCATTGCCCGCGAAGGCGGCTATGTGAACGACCCGGCGGACAGGGGCGGGGAGACCCGTTACGGCATCACGGTCGCCGTTGCCCGACAGAGCGGCTATGACGGACCGATGAAGGATCTGCCGCTGGACCTGGCGAAGAACATCTATGCCGACCAGTATTGGCGCCGTCCCGGCTTCTCCCGCGTCTCTCAGGTCTCCGAACGCCTTGCAGAGCGGATGCTGGACTGCGGCATCAACATGGGGCCTTCAGTCTCCACCGGTTTCCTCCAGCGCGCCCTGAACGCCCTGTCACAGAACGGCGAACTCTACGAGATGCTGACCCGCGACGGGGCCTATGGCGACCGCACCCATTCCGCCCTGAGGGCCTACATACGGGCCCGCGGGCGTTCCGGTGGGGAACAGGTGCTCATCACGGCATTCAACGGCCTTCAGACCCAGCGGTACATCGAGCTGACCGAGGGCCGCCCACAGAACGCGAGATTCACCTTCGGCTGGCTGAGGCACCGGATATGGCTGTGAACCCGAGGAACGATGAAGGGACGTGGGGTGTCCGACGCATCATCATCATTACGACGCTGGCCCTGTGCGCGTTCGTGGTGCTGCGCTTCACCCTGTTCCGGGCAGACGATACGGAAGTGAACTCCACGCTCGTCATGGGCGCCTTTACGTTGGCGGGCGCGGTTATCGGCTCGTACGTCTTCGGCGCTGTCTGGGACGACATCGAGGTGCGGAAAGAGCGGCGCCGCGACCGGCTCTATGACCGTTTCCCCTACGACGATAGGCCCGTGTGATGGAAATCCTTGGCTGGATATTCCTCGTGCTGCTGGTTGTCGGCGCCCTTGGCTGGTGGGTGCTGAAGGCTCTCGCCAAGAGCTTTTGGTGGGGAGGAGTAGGTGCGGCGAGGTAAGCATTTGGTGCCGACCGGGATACGCCCAATCCAAAACACCGAGAGTCCCTTTGCCGGGCATTTGCCGACAGGCTTCCCTCTCACCCGCTGCTCTCGCACGTCAGAGACGCCGCCGCACCGTGACGGAGTATAGCAGATGCCCGTTCTGATGAAAATCTTCTGGTGGTGCGTCGCCCACAGGAAGTGGCTCGGCATCGGCCTTGCCGTGCTGGCCGTCCTCGGGGCGCTGTGGTGGTACGGGAGCAGCCGGTATCAGGCAGGGGAAGCCCACGTACAGGCCAAGTGGGATGCCGACGTAGCCTATCGAGAAAAGGCCTTCCACGCCCTCCAGGCTGGCTACTGGAACCTTCAGCGGCAGATGCAGGAAAAGTACAGCATCCTCAGACAGGAGAAAGCCGATGCCGATGCGCGTGTTGCTGATTCTCAGCGCCGTATTGATGACCTCTTGCGCGACCGGCCCAAGCGGCCCACCAATCTGTCCAGCCCCGCCCCAGCTACCGCCGCTGGAGAAGCTGCCCCCGGTTGTACTGGAAAGCAGCTTTTCGGAGAGGATGGAACTGTTCTTAAGCGGGAAGCTGCCAGAGCCGATTCCATCCGCACAGCCCTAGCCCTCTGCCAAGCCCAATATCAGGCAGCCGTGGACGCCTACGAGGCGGCGCGGGCTATCAACAATGGAGAAACCGATGACCGATAAATCGTGGACCAACCTGTCCGACCTCCGCTTCATCGCGAAGAAGAAAGAGTTCTGGGCGTCACTCGCTGCCGCGTTCGTCATCGGGCTGGGCGTGGGGCTGGTGTTCTAGAAGCGCCACGACGGGCTTATCCAACGACTTTAGCATCCGCTCCAGTGTCTCACGCAATTCAGTGACCGATGACCCGACGACATCTATTGGGTCGCTCGTCCAGCTGTGCGGCTCGGTCTGTCCTTCGTCATAATAGCACTCGTGGATGGCGTAGTACGGATCTGTTGGGTGGTCGTGCCGCAGAACCCTATGATTCCAATGCATGAGACTCCTCCGCAGGAATGTTGTTGAGCGCGCCCTCTTCGATCAGCTTCTGGCACCGTCGGCACGTTACGGCGTCATTGCGGATCGTCCAAGATTCAACAGAGAGATCGACCTTGCGCATGCTTCGCACCCGGCAGAGCGGAATGATGTCGCCGCGGTCATTTACAAGCTTGGCGCGATGATACTTTGTCACCGGGAACACCTGTGGAACATTTACGAAAATCCGCAGCCAAAACAATAGCATAAACCACGCCGCAAAGCGCGGTTTTCTTTGCCTTTTCGGCTCCGGAAGGGTATCCTTGGAAAAGATTGAGGCCCGGAGCGGGAAACTCCGAGCCTCGATTTCGAGACGAGTCCTTTGGCGGTGTTCCTCGTCTCCGTTGCAGCGGATTTTACCCCATCCCCCGCAATTTCGCAACGCCGATAGATCGCCCGCAGTCGGTGGATCCTGCTTTCAAATCCATCATGCCTCGGGGGCACTTCACTCGCAAGAGGCTTCCGACCCGGCCAAATGCTCCATGTGGCTATGGCCGTAACTCGCGCATATGTACGGCACTCTATTTTCATGGTCGTGGTTCGACCGCCGGGCGGCTGACCCCCGTTACAGGGTACGCGAGCTATACGAGGCTGAAACAGCATGGTCCTAGACCGCGTGGCCCCAGGCTTCCCTATGAAGCCGCACTCAGGGTAGGGCCGGGATAACGCGGAAGGCGGAGTATGCCCAGCTTCCATCACTCCCCTCCCGGTGGGGCTGGCAGGGGCTGCCAGTGGGTGGGGCTCGCCTCGTGGAACCACTGGCCAGCCGACCAATATCCCGACCCGGCATCCCAATATCCAATCTTGGTGAGCCTCTTCGGGCTATAGTGCAGCAGAACCCGCGTCCCATCCCTCGGCGCCGTCTCTATCGGCATCCACTCACTCATCCCAGCTTCCCCCTTCTTCCAGGTGCCGGCGGACTTCGGCTATCGCGGCGGTCATGGCTTACCCCTCAGTTCCGGCGGCAGCGCCTGACGGGCGACCAGCTTGATGATATCGTAGTTCGCTTGGCCCGGCCCATCACCAAGGTTGCCCTCGGCTATTGCCCTCAGCGCGGCGTACGCGTCATCCAACCGGACGGCCATTGAACGCCTCCGACGCAGCCACCGCGCCACCTTCTCCCGCAGCGTCATGGCCCACCTCCCAGCATCAACTGAATGATTTCGCGCATTCGGCTTCGGTACGCGCTCGCCAGACTACGCCCGACCTCATCGTCACCTAGCGCGTCTTCGTCTGACAGATTCGCCAATGATGAAGTGAGCGTGACCCGCAGCGTCATAGCTTGCGCGCGCGAAAGTTCGACGCCATTGATCGTTATGCGCGGCTCGTCGCCTTCCAGCGTCATGGCTTGTCCTCCAGCGCCGCAGGGATGAGGTCGCCGCTGTCAGGCCCGAAATACGCCTCCACATGCGCTATCGTTCCGATGCCATACCCCGCCTCCCGCAGCGCCCGGAGCTGGGCGGATACGATGAGGGCGTCGAGGTGGGCTTGGGCTTCCGCAACCTGCCCATCGGCTGGGATAGCTGTCAGGCGAATGGCGGGGCCATATGGCGTATCCACAACCCACCGCGCCCGCGTCTCCCTCATCGCGGCTTCCATGATGTCGCGGATGCTCATGGGGTGGGGTCCTTCCGGCTCTTCAGCGAGCGTAGATGCTCGGCAATGTGCATGGCCGCGTGATAGGCGGCGGAATGGATGCAGCCCTCGACCATCAAATCTTTGGCCTTCTCGAAGTCGGCACGCGTTCGGCTGGCGCCGCTCAGAACCGGGTCCAGAAATATGGTGTCCTCTGCCTGCCGCATCCGCTCTTCAGCGTAGAACTCAGCGAACTTGGCCGCCTCTTCCAAGGCATCGTCGCGGTCGCTCATGTGTCTCGTCCTCCTATGCCTGACCGGGGCGGTTTGGGCAGAACACGCAATACTGCGGAACACCCTGCACGCCGGGCGGCGGCTTGGTTGCTGAGGTGCCGCCGCTGCTCCACGTTGTGAGCGGCTGACCGCAGTAAGCCATGTCGCAGGTGGTGAGCCGTGAACATCCCGAGAACCTACTGGTGGGACTTTGATGGGACTCCGTAGCCGATTCGTTCGCGTTCTCGCTCATTTTTTCCAAATCCTCGATTGCTAAAAATCGGGCGAAAGCCTAGAAAACCGCCATCCGGGGCGTAGCTCAGTCTGGTAGAGTGCCTGCTTTGGGAGCATCACAATTATACCGATTTACGCCTTTTTCTTCAACGGGATAGGTTCTTCTTGCCCGGGACTGGTGTGATTTTGATGGGACTCGGCCATGCGGGTCCCCATTGCTTCTACGGCCCTGCGCACATCCTCAACGTCGGTGTGGGCATAGCGCGCGGTTGACGAAATATCCTTGTGCCCGAGCAACATCTGGACCGCCTTCAGGTGCGAGACGCGCAGGAGCCGGGTTGCTGCAGTGTGGCGCAAATCGTGCCAGCGGAAGTCCGTGACCTGGGCTGTGCGCAGGGCCGCCCGCCAGAGGTTCCCGACCCAGCTTGAAGTGATCGGCTGAATGGAGTCCTTGGTGCGCTCGCCCCGCTTCAGGCGGCAGACGTAGGTAAAGACCGCCGTGTCGTGCTTGCCGACCTGCTGGTCTATCAGGGCGCGCGCGGCGCGGCTCAGCGGGACCGTGTGTATCCGGCCGCCGGGGGTGCGGCTCTTGAGCCGGATGGTCACGACGTTCCGCGCCAGGTCGACCTGAGACCAGCGCAGGTTCACGACGGCGGCTTGCCGAAGCCCGGTCATCATCGAAAACAGGAACGGCGCCAGCAACTCGGGTCGCATGGCCTCGATCACGCGCACCAGATCCTGTTCCTCGGTCGCGGACAGCTCCCGGGTGCGGCCCTCCGGCTCCAGCAGCAGCAGATCGCGCCACTTGATACGGTCGTTGATCTGGCGCTCCCATGTCTCGTGGGCGCGGTTGATGACCCGGCGCAGCAGTTCCACGTCACGGTTGACCGTCGACGGGCTGATCCTGGTGCCCTTCCGTCGGGCCTTCTGTACCTTTCGCCAGGCGACGAACTGCGATATCCGGTCGCTGCCAACCTCGTGCAGCATGGTGGTCTGTCCGAAGAACTCCGCGAGGCGCGCAAGTTGGGTCTCCGTCTCGACCTGAGCCGGCGTGCCCTCGACCATCTCGTCATAGTAGCGGTCCATTGCGGTCCCTACGGTGATGGGTTCGGCGGCCTTGAACTTGACGCCGCCGGTTACAGCGAGCAGCGCGTCCCGGGCATCTATCTCTGCCCGGCGCTGTTCTCTGAGCTGCTTTTCCTTGCCTCGCGCCTTTCCTTCATTCGTCTCTCGCGTGCTGCCAGAAAATCGCTCACCTCGGACCTGGAAGTCGTAGTACCAGTACGGCGAGCCCTTTTTCTGGTAGATGGACATGCTTTCCTCGACTGCTCTTGCTGGAAGGCGCGGATGTCGTATCCCTTGAAACGATAGGTGCGGCGGCCAAACAGCGTATACCGGATGTCGCCTTTGTCACGATGGAAAGCGAGCGTCTTGACGCTGATGCGGCACAGCCGGGCCGTCTCGCTCATGGTGTAGAGCTGCTCGTCCACGATCTCGTCAGGCAGCGCGCGCTCCATCACCGCCTCCGCTCAATCATGTATTTCGGACCGCGCTTAATCTTTGGCAGATCACCGTCGAGATATTCGGTTGGGTCGATCCCGAGCCACAGACAGATGCGAAGGAACGGTTCCAGGCTTAGGCCAGTCCTATTGCTGAGGAAGTTGGCAATCTGTGGGCGCCCGACACCGGCTGCCAACGACAGCATTTCTTGTGTGGTCTTCGTCCGGTACATTTCTTCGCGCAAATCGGCGAGGAAAGCGCCCGAATCAAACGAGGGCAGGTCGAGTTCTGGCAGGTCGCTCATCACCGCCTCCGCGATTCCAGCGCAGTTCGGGCGTAGGTTGCCCACGCATCATCCTTCGCGTTGACATATTCGGCGCCCCACTTGTCCCCGTGCTTGCGGCACATTTCGTGACCGTTGTGAAAGCCGGTCTTATAGGCCCGCTCCACGTCCTCGTCCGTGACTGTGGAGAGGCGCTTACGGAGCGCGGAGACCTCACACCGGGCCTCGTGCAGCTTGTCTAGTTTGTGGCGGATAACTGCCGCGCAGGCTGCCGGGTCGACGCGGAAGCCGTCACCATCCGGGACGAAATATTCCGAGCCGTTTGGCGTGAACTGAAGCAGTGCGTCCCCGGTTTCCTTCCTGTGAGCCTCCACCTCGGCCAGCCGCTCCCGCAGGCGGGCGTTCTCGGCTTCAATCTCCCTCTCGCGCGTCCAGTGCTTCTCAACCGCTCGGAACAGTTCTTCGCGGGAGCCTTCTTCCCACAGGGTGTTGAGGTAGGCTGACATCACACGTCCTCCCCGAAGTGCCGGCGCAGGATGGCCTTTGCGTCGTTCCGCCACGCATCCAGAACGGTCATGCCATTGTCGGCAACGGGTTCGTCTGGATCGTTCTCCATCATGGTTTGGATTAGCGCCACCGCCGCCTTCAGCTTGGCGTCGTGGGCTTTGCCTGCCACTGAAGCGATATACCCGGCGCCGTCGCGGATTTGCTCGGCATGGAGAACAATGCCGTACGTCCGGAGCCACTGAACAAGGGCGGTTTCTATCAGGTCACTGTCCATCGTCCGCCTCCTTCGCCCGGAGAATTGCTGTGGTCAGGGCGGCGGCAGGGGTGGTGGCTTCACAGTCGGGGCCACGGTGGCCATCTCTTAGCCGAGACAGGCGCCACACCCACGTCCCGTCAGGGTTCTGATAGGCGTCCTCGGTGAGCCACCCATCCGGCACGAGCGCGAGCGTGTGGTTCATGTCGTCAAGGGGGCGTTTGTCACCATAGAACAGCGGCAGCCCACTCCTGTACCAGTACCCTTTGAGGTCGCGGCTATATCCCAGCGCCCGCAGCACCTCGGCATTATCGCCGGACCACCGTTCCCCGGCCTCTATGCGGTGGAGGAGGTCAGTCATGGGCACTCCCCTCGGTTTCTTCGAGGCACTCAGTGCACTCGTCCTCGCCCGGCCCCAGACCGCGCTCGCCGCATTCGCAGGGCGGGCCGTATCCGAGGGCTTGGGCTTCCTGAATGGCGATGACGCCACGCGCCCGTTCGGGCAGAACGTCGCCGATGGCGAGGTTCACGACCTCGGTCATGCGCTCGTCCATGCCGCGTTGCAGCAGCTCACTCAGGGTTACGGGGCCGGTGTCAGGCATTTCTCTCGCTCCATTCCTTGTGTATCCGCATGGCCAGCACGGGGCCGTCTATGCCCCGAGACGCAAGCCAGCGGGTTTCGTTTCCATCTGCGTGCAATTCGCTGTGGTGGGACGGGCAGAGCGGCACAGTCCAATCATCGCCGCTCTTCATGCCCATGCCCTTGCCGGGCGCCCTGAGCAGGTGGTGGGCCTGCGCCGGCTGGTAGCAGATGCAGCACCCCAGCGAGGCGACGTGGCGCAGGTACTTCTCTGAGCGGAACCGGGCTTCCTTCAGCATCAGGCGGTCACCAGCTCATATTCGACGGCCTGCCGAAGCTCGCCCTCGGGGATGTGGGGAACGATGTCCTCTATCATCACCTTCAGCACGGCCTCGAAGAACTCGCGGAACTCGGCGTCGTCCATGTTCTCGAAGGACCAGCTCATCGGGTCGTGCCGCACGTAGCCCAGCGCGGGGATCTCGACCGTCTCGAAATACCCGGCCTTGACCGTGGCGTATTTCCGCACCGTCTCCGGGGCCAGACCTGCCGCTGCCGAAACGTTGTTCAGCAGGGCGAACGCCTTCCGGTGGAACCCGATGTTGCGGATCAGCTTCGGCTTCATCTGCACGAAGTCGCCCGGCTTGTACTTGGCCGCGACCTCTCGGGCGTGCTCGTCCATCGGCACGAAACCGGCGGTGGTCCACACCCAAGTCGGAAGGGCCTTGGTTGCCATCAGCAGACCCCGCAGCACATATCTTCGCGGACGGTCTGGATTGGGGTTATCTTGCCGTGCGTTTTGGTGCATTCCTTGCAGCGGTATCGGTCTTCCTCATGTGTCATGTGCGTAGACGGCACAAACACCCACGAAGCGCCGCCACCTCTGCAAAGTTCAGAATGCTTGATGAACCTGCCGCAGCATTCACACTTGAACGACCATGGGTTTCCCATCACGTCACCTCAGAACGGAATGCTATCGTCTAGGTCGTTGGTGCCGCCGCCCCAGCTATCCTCGCGCTGTTCGGTGCGCGGGCTCTCCAGCGAAAGCCGGTCGGTGATGACCTCCCACACATGCCGGGTCTGGCCGTCCTTCTCGTACTGGCGCGTCTGGATTTTGCCCTGCACGAGAACCTTGGTGCCCTTCTGCACGTAGCTCTCCACCACGTCGGCGGTCTTGCCGAACGCGAGGCAGTTGAACCACGTCGTCTGGTCCTCGCCCTGCCGCCGCTCGGATACCGCGACGGAGAAGTTGGCGACCTTGTTGCCGTTGGACGTGTGGCGGATGTCGACCTTGCCGACATTGCCGAGGATGATGAGAACTTGGTGGCTCATGCCATTTCCTTCCTGAGTTTGGCTTGTAGCTTTCCAACGTTGGCGGCGAGGGCGTCGAACGCCTCACGGTCGCCGTCACGGATGGCCTCCAGGTGGGAGCCTGCCCTGACGATCCAGCCGTCCTCACCTGTGGACAGCCACCCTGCCTGCTTCATGCTGGTTTCCAGTGCGGTCAGGTGCGGGGCCGCCTTCCATGCGGCGTAGAACTCCCGCGCCTTGGTCCGTGCTGGTGAATCTCCCCCGGAGGCGCTATCCTCTCGCTGGCCTCCGGTCTCGGGCGCGTCCCGTGAGGAGCCCTGTTGGTCGAGCTTCCGTTCCGCAAGAACCTTGTGAAGCTCGCGCGTAAATTCGTTGTAGAGTTCGGGCGCGTTGCGCTGGATGCGCTTGAGGTCGGTCATTTCCTCTTTCCACGCGAACTCGAATTCAGCGCGGTTGCCGACTTCTAGGTTCTTCGCCCGGTCCATGAAGTCGTTCAGGATGGCCTCGGGGGTCCGGTGGTCGGCCTCTTCCTCGACGCGCTGCTTGAAGTCGTCGGCCTCATCCTCGGAATAGGCCAGCCCGTGTAGGCCGATCAGCTTGAGGATGACGCGATCCTTAGCGCGCTTCTCAGCCATCGCCCACGGATAGGCGTTCTTGTTGTTGTTAGGCGCGGCCTCGCCGATGGACCATTCCGTCTTGTCGCCGTAGGTGCCGGTGACGCAGATGGCCGCGATCTTGTCCTTGCCGTTCGCCTCCACCACCATGGGCGGGTCGAACCGCACACCGGCCTTGGCGGCGATCTGCTCAAGCACCCGGTGATAGACCACCCACACGCCGTGACAGTCCCACATGGCGGAGCGGTCAAAGCCGAATTGCTTGAGGGTGTCGGTGATAATTGGGTCAGGGCGCCTGCTCATTGAATATGACTCCAGCTCTCACCCTTCGTGATTCGGGCGATTTGCGTTTTTGAAATTGGGTAGTGCGCGGTCAGGCGGTCGAGCGTCCATCCGTCTGCCCGACGGTCGCGAATTTCTTGGACAAGCGCCTCGTCGATCTTTGACCACGGCGCGTCTTCGCCACGGCATGCGCCGTCACGACCCTTAATGTGGCGATCACGTATATTCTCGGCCTGGGTGCCTAAGCGAAGGTGGGCGGGGTTGAGGCAGCGCCGGTTGTCGCAAGTGTGCATAACGACCAGCCCATCAATGTCGTCGCCCGTCGCGAGCGTGTAGATGTAGCGATGCGCCAGCATTGAGCGCCCGCCGATTCTGGGCTGCGGGTATCCATAACTGTCGACGCCGCGCAGCCAAATCCAGCACGCGCCACGGGTATCGACGCCGTATTTGTTCATGAACTCGGCAATCTTAGGGTCCAGTCTGCGTGCCATCATTCAGTCCTTCAGTTCCAGCGACAGGCGTATCCAGAGCCGGGTGCTCTCCATGTAGCTGCGGGTGGTCACGTCAAGCGGCATCCGCAGGACCGCTTGCAGGCGCGTGTGAAGGTCTTCCAGTGCTTCCCGGATTTCCGTCTTCTCGGTAATCGTCATAGGGGTCGTCTCCATGGTCTCTGGCCTGCCGAGCCCAGATCATCATCTGGACAGCCCATGAGCCGTTGTAATCAAACCGGATGAAGTGGACGCACCTGCGCCATTCCTCGCGCTGTTCAGGTGTCATGACCGCCCCGCACGTAATCGTCCGCCGTGTTGAGGCCCTGAATGACCAGCACGATGCCGCGGGCGACCTTCTCCATGCCGGGCAGGTGCGCCAGTTCGTCGGCGGATTCCTCGATGAGGGCGGCAAGGGACAGGTCGCGGGCAATCAGGTCATGGTTGGCCTGGTCGGTGGCCCGGCGCTTCTCTGAGCGGGTGAGGGTGTCGCCCTGTGTGCGCATGTGGTTCATGACCGCCTCCGCATGAGGCTCAGGTGCGCCTGCTCAGCGGCGGTCAGGGCGAGCCGGTCGCACACAGCCCCCAGCGCCTCGTTCCATCCCTTCGTGTAGGGGTCGGGCGTGTTCTCGTCCTCGAAGACGCCGGGGGTCAGGGTGAGGCGGGAGCGGGCGATGACCTCGGAACCGCTAGATTTAGCGTCGGATATCGAAGACTGAAGGCACCCAGGCAAAAGGCGCCCATCCCGCATCCGATACAGGTTCACCCACCTGACGACTTTCTCCGGCTCCGGCGGCGCAGGGGGGAGGAGGTCGCGTGCAAAGCCGCAAGCGTCACCGTTATCCCTTTCCCATGCGTACCGGCCATCCGACGTGACGCCGATAACGGTCACCTCTCGACCGTCGAGCAGAGCCTTGTCGCCTGGTTTGAATTCGTGTGTCATCTGTAGAACTCCGGGTTGAAGGCCACGAGCATCGCCAGCATCGCCACGATGAAGCCGGACAGCGCGAGGAAGGCTTTGAAGTCAGCCCACATGACGTGCGTCCCACCGGGCGCGGCTCCATCGATACTGAAGCCAAAGCCAGACGTGGCGGAGGAAGCGGGTCATACGCCCAACTCCCGGCGGAAGGCTGTCATCTCGGCCTCGTTCTGGAAGTGCCAGGACTTCGCCACCGCGAGGGTGAGAATGAGGCCGGTCGGAACCTCCGTGACCTTGATGCGCCGCTGAACGTCGGTCGGCGGGCGGGCGGGAAGGTACGGCGTCGGCACGGCAGGCATATTGGCGGCGGTCATGATTGTTCTCCTTCATCGGAGGGGTGGGTAGCGGCGGCAATGGCGGCGCGGGCGGCGTCCAGAGCCTCTTTGGGGATGCGGCACCAATGCGCGCCATCAGGCTCTTCCGGGCTGAGGTGGGTGGTCTCGTAGACCATCTCTTTCAGCGCGCTCAAAAGCTGCTTGTTGGTGGCTTCAAGACGGTAGTTGTCGGCTTCAATCCGTCGACACCGGGCAATCTCTTGGCCGATGTTCCACTCGCCGTTCTCGCGCAGGTAGTCCTGCACGGCGTGCAAAAACTGGGCGTAGATTTCATCCGCAACCCGTCGGCACGTCGGTTCAGCCGCCGCGGCGAAAGCCTCTAGGGTGGGCCTGATCGCCTCGCCGATGCTCTCGGGCGTGTGCTGTGCGTCGGACATCAGCGCGCCTCCGTCTCGGCAACGTCGCCAATCGCGGCGCGCATGTCGGCAAGAAGGCGCTCCTCGTGCTCGGCCGCGCCGTCGAAACTTCCTTCGCCAGGGGCGTCAAGCCAGTTGAGCCAGTTCCGGCAGGCCGCCTCTAGACGCAGAACGCGCGCCCCAAGCTCGGCCTTCTCCGCGCTGGGCCGAAGGTCGCGCTTGCAACGGATGATGCTGAACGTCTTGCTCGGCACCTTTTCGCGAAGACGGGCCGCTTCCTTTTCCGCGCGTTCGAGCGTCTTGTGCTCAACGAAGGGGAAGGTTGTCACAATCCAATAGTCGGACTTTGCCATCTGGTATCTCCCGGCGGCGCTGTGCCGCGTTCATGGGGAGATAATTGTACGAAATTTGGGATATGTCAACGAAATTTCGTACAGTCCAGATATGACAAATGCATTACGCCAATCTTCGTACGAATCTCGTTACGGATCGATCACAGTAAGCACCCAAAATGGGTACAAACATTTGTATATGCGCGGAATGTGCGGCTAAGGGACCGGGGCGCCGTGGACATAAATGACGACGCCTACGACTCGCACCTCGTCGTCGGGGTCTTCGTTCCACTCATCATGGGGAGGTACGCGGAGGGGCTGTTGGAACTCAGGTTCGTTTGACCTGGGCCAGAGCCAGTGCTCACCATCCGGGCGGACTTCAAGTTGCTTGACAGTTGTCTCGTGCTCGCCCCAGCGGTTCTTGCGTTCGCAAATAACGAACTTGCCGGTAGTGATTTCGCCGTTGTAGTCCAAAAAGTGGACGCATTCTAAAAGAGTGCCAGGCAAGAACTTGCGGTTCATGGATTCGCCAGCTACCTCGACGAGGTAAGTGTTCTCGTAGCCATGCGCTTTCTGCGAAATCACTGGTAGTTCAATATGTACGACATCAGGCGCTTCAAAAGCCAAAGCCCGTCCCCATTGACCCGCCTGAACCGCCCCAAGCAACGGCACCTGCACTGTCCCAAAGTTGGCTATGACTTTATGCGACGGCGCGGAAATTTCCGTCAAGGCCCAAATTCTATCACGGTGTATTCCGCGCTGAATAAGAGGGGCCTCCAATGCCTTAACAATTTCGGCCGGGAGGCTTTCTTTCTTGTACTTCCCGCTAGCGTAATAGTTGAGCGTTGTGGCGGGAATTTCGGCAACACGCGCCAGCTCGCGCTGAGACGATAGCCCAGCGTCGCGCCACAACTTCCCAATCTTTTCGGCCAGGATTTTTCCCATATCCGGCTTGCTCCCGCGTAGGGCAGCACCGTACGAAAAATCGGCCGTGGCTGGTTGCACCATTCTTCGTTTACACTGTACGAAACTTCGTATAACATGGTGCCCATGTCGAACACTGCAAGCCAGATCATTGGCGCGTTCGGAGGGGTCGTCGCGATGCACGACGCCACCGGCATTCCGCTGAACACCATTCGGACGTGGGCCAAGACCGGTGTCATCGGCTCACCCAAGACGCGCGACTATGAGGCAAAGATCCTGACGGCGGCGAAGGAACTCAACCTTCCGATTAAGCCGGAAGATTTCGTGAGGGCCGCATGAGCCTCCCCTTCACCATCTGCTTTCTGCTGAGCCTCGCCCGCGGCTTCTGGTTCGGCTGGAGGCGCACGAGATGAAATCGGCAGGTATCGACTCCCCTCGTCCTGCCGCGCGCCGGTCCCTATCCCCTCCCTGTCTTGAGGGACCGGCGCACCCCTTTCTGGAGGACGCGCATGGATAAGCCCGCCAGCAAAAAAGGCGGCAAGCCCAGCCGCGACAAGGGCAGCCGCTTCGAGCGCGCCGTGGTCAATGAACTCAAGGCCAAGCACCTGGACGCCCGCCGCGTGCCCCTCTCGGGCGCCATGTGGCTGAAGGGTGATGTTGAAGTCTCCGTCCACTGGCGAGACGACCCGCTCCGCCTGGAGTGCAAGATCCGCAAGGACGGTTTCAAGGAAATCTATCGCTGGCTGGACAAGAACGACGCCCTAGTCATCCGGGCGGACGGGCAACCCGCGCTTGCCGTGCTGCCCCTGTCCATGCTGGCCGACCTGTTGCAGTAGGGGGAATGATGAAGCCCGGAACGCGAGGCTATGTAAAGCAGGACCCGCCGGAACTGGTGGAACGCGTGCGGGAGCTGGCGGAGAAGCGCCTTCCCATGCGCCAGATTGCCGCTGAATTGAACGCCGGGCCGAAGCTGGTGCGTGGCGTGATGCGGCGGAACGGCATCAAGACCAACGCCCCGAGAGGCCCGAAGAAGGGCACCGGAGGGCGCCCATCGCTGAAGCCATGGCGTGTGCCAGCCACATCGGGGGACCTGGAGTTCGCCGTCCAGAAGCTGCGCAGCCGCTACCCGGTGGTCTGTGCCGAGCACACCATCCGCCGTCCCCATGACCGGCCCTTGCCGTACACCGAGGAAACGCTGTTCAGGGTGGGCAACCGGAAGAACGTGCCTGCCAAGACGGTGCTGAGGATGGCGCGATGACCGAGGAACAGAAGCGCCAGAACAGCGCGGCATCCTTCCAGTTGGCCGTGGACGAGCTGCGCCGCATGTGGCTTGAGCAGCGCCACCCCGGTGAGAGCGCCAAGGACTGGCATCGGAGGGTGTATGGCTGAGCGCGTGGAACAGATAGGCGACTGCACGCTGTATCTGGGCGACTGTCTGGAGGCGCTGCCGACGTTGGACGGTGTGGACCACGTCATTAGCGACCCGCCGTATGAAGACGAACTGCACGCAGCCATCGGGCGCATCAGGCGTTCAGATGGGGGCGAAATGGTCGACGACCTTGGCTTTGCCGGGGTGAATTCTGGCCGGGCTGAAATCGCAAGCGCCTGCGTGTCTATCGCCCGAGGCTGGGTAGTTCTTTTCACGCTGGCGGAGGGCGTGCGCGCGTGGCGGGATGATCTGCAAGCAGCCGGGGCGAAGTGGGACACAACTTGTTTCTGGATCAAACCAGACGCCAGCCCCCGATTCAACGGCCAAGGTCCCGCACGAGGCGCCGAATGCTTCGTAACCTGCTGGGCGGGGAAGGGCTATCGCCGCTGGAATGCTGGCGGCAAACGAGGCGTCTACACGCATTGCGTCAATACCGGCCGGCAGGGGGAACACCCTACCGAAAAGCCCGCACCGTTGATGATGGAGATTGTGGGCGACTTCACGCAACCCGGCGAAGCCATTTGCGACCCTTTCATGGGCAGCGGAACAACCGGCGTTGCGTGCGCCCGGATGGGGCGCGCCTTTATCGGTATCGAGCAGAATCCTCGCTGGTTCGACCTAGCCTGTCGCCGGATCGAGGGCGTCTACAAGCAGGGCGACATGTTCCGCGAGCCCCCGCCCAAGCTGAAGCAGGAGGCGATGCTGTGATTACCCTGCTCAAGCGCGCCTTCAGCCGCCCCACCCCGATAGCCCTCAAGGAGCCGGTGGTTCGTGTGTGCCTGATAGAGATTGGCGGCGCCTCCGTTCTGAAGGTGGGCGGCGATGTCGTGGCGGTCATCAACGACAGCAAGACGCTCGACCGGCTGATTTACGAGGCATTCGAGGCCAAGCGGGGCATGGAGGCGCGGTGAGTATGTTCCTGATATGTTCCGGTAGCACGGCGCCAATCGGTCGGTCATTAAACTAGACGATGAGCAACGTCACACACATATTCCCGCCCGCCGCCACGGTTCCCAATGAGGCCCGTGTGGAGTTCATGTACTCGGTCCTGACCGGGCTTCCCAAGGTGCGCCAGAAGCGCCTTATCGTGGAGGCCGCGTGTGCCGAGGTCGGCTTCCTGACGCCAGAGCAGGCCGAGCGGATCATCAGTTCCCTCGGGTTGGAGGCGGCCTGATGGTGCTCCGGGAAAAGAACATGCCCGCCATGCCGTGGTTCGTCAGGGACTACCTGATGGACACCCAGCATCTGACGCGGGACCAGCACGGCGCCTATCTGCTGCTGCTGGGGACCGCCTGGACGCAGGGTGGGACCCTGCCAGACGACGACATCCAACTCGCTGCAATCGCCAAGGCAACGCCGGAAGAATGGGCCGCCATCAAGCCTGTCGTGATGTCGTTCTGGACGCTCACCAAGCGCGGATGGAAACAGAAGCGTTTGATGAAAGAACTTGCGTATGTCACGTCACAGCGGGAGCGCCGCAAGAAGGCCGCCCAAGCCGGTGGTCGCGCAAAGGCTTCAAAACAAACAGGAAAACAGGGTGCCAATAGCACACCAAAGGCAGAGCAAACGAGTGCGATTGCCCTAGCACCCACACCCACACCCACACCCACTCTAGTAGATAAATCTACTGAGGATGCCGCGCTGTACCAGCGCGCAGAGGCGGTTTTGGGGAAGGGTAGCGGTGGCATGGTCACCCAGCTCAAGCGTGCCAAGGGCGGCAGCATCGAGTTGGCGAGGGCGGCCATCGAGATGGCGGCGACCAAGCACAAGCCCCGTGAGTACATCGGGGCAATCATCAACAAGGCGGCCGAGGAAGCCGGGCAGCCGACGCGGGGCACGGTCGGTGCGATATGAGCCTGGAGGAACACGGCATCCGACTGAAGCGCCGCACTCCGGGCAACCACAAGACCGTCTGCCCGAAGTGTTCGGCGCAGCGGAGGAAGAAAACCGACCCGTGCCTTTCGGTGACCATCGAGGTGGACGGGTCATGGGTGTGCAACTGCCATCACTGCGGATGGGCGATGGGGGAGCGAGATGCTGAACAAGCAACACATGGACTGGCTGGCAAAGCGCGGGATAGATCCCGAGACCGCGACCAATTACGGGCTGCACAGTCGAGACGACGCGCTCGTCTGGCCGTACAGCGAGCGGGGCGAGGTGGTTAACGAGAAGGTCCGCCGCCCCGGCAAGCAGTTCCACCAGCAGGCCGGCGGTCGCAAGACGTTCTGGAACGCCGACGTGCTGGACGACCCGGCCTTGCAGACCGCGAGCCGCGGCAAGCTGGTCATCACGGAAGGCGAGATGGACGCCCTGACCGCCATCGAGTGCGGTTTCCCGTTCGCGGTGTCGGTGCCTGATGGGGCGCCTGCCACGGCGACGGACAGCGACCAGAAGTTCGGCTATGTGCTGAACAACTGGGACCGGTTGGAGAAGGTCGAGGCGTTCATCCTGGCGGGCGACGGGGACGAGCCTGGCCGGTATCTGAACGCAGAACTGGCGCGCCGCTTGGGGCCTGAGCGGTGCTGCCATGTGACCTATCCCGAGGGCTGCAAGGACCTGAACGAGGTGCTGTGCAAGTATGGCCCGGCGGAGGTTTCGCGGGTCATCAACGGCGCCAAGCCCTACCCGGTGAAGGGGCTTTACAGCCTCGCAGATTACCCGGACCTGCCGCCGTTCCGCACCTACAGCACGGGATGGCCGGGGGTTGACGACCACTACAAGCTGACGCCGGGAACGCTGACCGTGGCGACAGGCATTCCCAGCCACGGCAAGTCTACGGTCATCACGGCGATAGCCCTAAACGCGGCGGCGCTGCACGGCTGGTCCATCCTGCTGTCCAGCTTCGAGCTGCCGCCGGTCCCCTACCACCGGGATGTCATCCGGTCATACCGCATTGGGAAGCTGCCGAAATATGCGTCGGCGGACGAGATTGCGGAGGCCGACGCCTGGATTCAGGACCACATCACGTTCCTGACCGAGGACCCGGAGGACGGCGAGGGGTTCCAACTGGACGACCTCATCGAGAAGGCGGAAATTGCGGTCATCCGCCACGGAATTCGCATGTGGGTGCTGGATCCGTGGAACCAGATCGAGCACCTGAAGGGCGGCGACGAAACCGAGACGGAATACACGGCCCGTGCCCTTCGTGCCCTGCGGCGATTTGCGCGCCGCTTCGAGGTTGCCGTTGTTCTGGTGGCGCACCCGGCGAAGATGGCGACCAAGGGCGAAGCGGCTAAGCCCCCGACGCTCTACGACATCGCCGGGTCGGCGCATTTCTACAACAACCCGGACTTCGGCTTGACCATCTGGCGGCCAGACCTGACGCAGAACGACACGGATATCATCGTGCGGAAGGTGCGTTTCCAGGAGACGGGGAAGCCGGGCGTGGTGCCCATGCTGTTCCTGCAATCGAGCGGGCGGTTCATGGTGAACGAGATGCGGGAGAGCCCAGCATGAAAGTCCACGGCATCACCATCACCCCGGAGCAGATAGCGGCGGCTGAGACGCTGACCAATGGCGGCAGGTTCACCTTGGCGCAGGTCGAGAAGTTGTTAGAGGCGCATGGCGTGCCGAGAACAACCGAACGGGACTTTCAGCCTGTGCTGATGCGCGCTGCCGACCGCCTCCTCCAGAAATGGAAGCGAGAGGGAAAGATAAGGTGGACCGGCAGCTATTGGGAGCGGGTATGAAAGCGGTCGTAACCAGATCCTCCACCCGTGCCATCGCCAATGCCGAGGCTCGTCAGCGTGCCGAGCAGGACAGGGGAGGGACGCCGGAGACCATCGCCAAGGCCCGTGTGACGCCGTGCCCCATCGACACCCTGCTTGAGAGGGGTGTGATCGACGACGGGCAGGCCAAGGACATGGAGGCCATCCAGGCGGGATACCAGATCGTTACCCAGGGCGTGTCGGTCAAGACATCCTCGCCCTTCCGGGTCGACCACGGGGAGCGCAACGAGACGGAACGGCAGGCCGTGGTGAGCGGGCGATACCGGCTGTGGTCGGTCAAGTTGAAGATGGCCGGCAAGCTGTGGGCGCAGAGGGTCTGTGTGTGGGTGGCGGCTGAAGGATTGAACCTGGCTGACTGCGACGAGAGGTTGCGGAAGCGGAAGGGCACGGCGCGTGGGCTTTTGCTGGACGGTCTGGCGATGTATCGCGAGGTCAAACGGACTGGCGGAATATGATTGACCGCCGGGGGTCGGGAATGGTACTATCCTGTTAATCGACGCTTTGCGTCCCGAGTTCAGGCCCCGCTTCGGCGGGGTCTTTTCGTTAGGGGCAGGCGACACGCTACAGACATTCCTGACCTGAGCGCCTCGCCCCACACCCCATGAGGCCCGGTATGCGCGATCCTGAGAAAATCGCAGCATATACGGCCAAGGCCCAAGAGCACATCGACGCCTTCTTCGCGGACGGCCGCACGCTGCCTTACGACTACACGTCTGGCGCCATCACGGCGCGGATTCACAGCGTCACCATCGTCGAGGAAGCTGGACGTTATCAACCGGGCGATCTGGTGGTTGTGGTTGGGCTGTTCGTCAATGGGCAGGAGATCACATGTCCCGACCGAGCGGGGCCAACTGGCAAGTGCCAGGAATGGGTGAGCATCAACGTCCCGCTGGAGGTGCCAGACCCCGAGGGGCCGATTGAAAAGGCCGACGGGTCCCGTTGGCGGGAAGACCCGCTGGCCATCCAGCGCGGCGGCCTGACCGAACTTGTCTCGCAGGTCATGGGCGCGCTCTGATGCCCACCTACACCATTTACGCCGACACGTCGGATGGCTATCTCGGGAGCGAAAGCGGGACCTCCTACGCCGATGCGCGCTCTGCGGCAGGTACCGTCACGGTCTACGAGGCCGCCGTCACCACGATCCGCGTCGGGCAAGAACTGGACGGCAGTCAGTACGGCGTCTTTCTGGGGTACCTGTCGTTTGACACGTCCTCGATTGGTGATTCCGAGGAAGTCGGCACGCCGGTCCTGTCGCTGTACGGGGATGGGGATAATTCCGCCACCGACTTCACCGTCGAGGTGTTCGTCTACGATTGGGGCGCGACCCTTGGAACGGGAGATTGGCAGGGCACAAGCCTAGGCGGCCTGACCAAGGTAGCAACCAAGGCAACCTCGGCCGGTTGGGGTTTCTCCTACAACGACCTCACTGCCGAAGTGGCCTTTGCGGCGAACATCAACAAGACCGGGGACACAAGGCTTGTCATCGGTTCCTCCAGGACGAGAGGCAACAACAGCCCGTCCGGCGCTGAATATGTGAACTTCCGCTCGTCGGATTTCACCGGCACGGACCGGGATCCGAAGCTGGTCGTGACGACCACGCTGCCGAACATCAACATCGACGTCCCCGCTGGCTCCATAAGCCTGACGGCCAATGCGCCTTCGGTTCTCACTGACGCCGCGGTTCAGGTCCCGGCTGCATCCCTGTCTCTCACAGGGTACGCGCCGACCCTGCTGATCGACCCGATCATCTCGATCCCGGCTGCGAGTATTTCGCTCACGGCATACGCGCCGGGAATAGAGATTGGCATCAAAGTGCCTGTTGCCGGGGCTGTGCTGGCCGCTGGTGCGCCTGCCGTTCTGGTCGACACGGTTGTGGCGGTTCCTGCGGCGTTGCTCTCTGCGGCCTTCCAGGCGCCTCTGATTGCAACGGGTGCCTCAATATCAGTTCCGGTCAAGTCGCTGTCCCTGACAGCACGGCTTCCAGGCCTGGTGATAGACCGGTTCATCTCGGTTCCCTCGGCTGGGCTAAGGATCACGACACACGCACCGACCAGAACGGGGCCGCTATGGAACCCGGCGACGGTTCAGAGCACGAGCTGGAGCGCAGCCAGCGTGGATGAAACGACATGGACGCCGGTTGCGCCGGCCGACTAGGAGGCCGACATGGCTGTGACGATCCAGGTTTACAACTCGTTCTATGAGAAGCTTACCGAAGGCTTCAACATGGGCTCGGATTCCTTCAAGGTGATCCTGCTCGACAACAGCCACAGCTTCAACGCGGCGCATACCCAGCTTTCGGACGTGAGCGCGAATGAGATTGCGACGGGCAGTGGCTACACCCAGCAGAGCAAGACGCTGGCGAGCGTCACCAGTGCCCAGTCGAGCGGGACATACACCTTCGACGCGGCGGATGTGACGTGGACGGCATCGGGCGGGGCGATCAGCGCCTATCATGCGGTGATCTACAACGACACGGATGCCAGTGACTCGCTGGTGTGCAGCATCAACTTCGACGGCCAGCAGACGGCGGCGGATGGGGCGGACTTCAAGCTGATCTGGAACGCCTCGGGCATCTTCACTCTGGCGGCGGCCTAGTCGGGCAGAAACCCGTACATCAGCATATAACGGATGCACAGTTCAGCCGGGCCGGTGATGGGGATCTCGCCCGCTTCCCAGCGCCTGACAGTGCGGTCGTTTGCCAAGCCCAACTCGGCAGCAAGCCCGGCCTGCGAGAGGCCGAGCTGCTTACGGGCGGATACGATTTCCTCGGGGGTCATGCGGCGGGCCTGATGTAGGACTTGTCCTGCGTGGTGGTGAAGCCGCTTTCGGTGCGGATGCGATAGGTCTTGGTGTTGACCTTGACGATTTCGCAGGCGCCGTAATGGATCGAAACGGCTTTGTCGCCAGCCTTGAGGGTCAGGGCATCGCGCACAGCCTGACGGGCACGTTCAGCGTCGCCCTTCTTGCTATTGGCCATCTTGGTGAGGTTCTTGGCTTTGGCGCGGTGTGCGTCGGCCTTGGCGAGCAGTTCATAGGCACGGTCGGTGTCCGCGATCTGCTTGGCACGGGCGGGCAGGTGGCCGGGCTGAGTGATGAAGGCCCAATCGTGGTTCTGGTTGTCGAGCAGGGCGCGGGCTTTGGCTTCGGCGGCATCGGCCCAGGCGTTACGACGGTCAGCGCGGTTGGCCCAAGTGGTCTTGATGTTGGTCATTTCAGTCTCCCGTGTCCGGTGGGCCATTGGCCCGTTGCGATGATGTTAGAATAGGACAATATGTCCGGTATGGCAACAGGAAAAGTGATGGCACGAGCGACTTTTTTTCTCAGTGCCGGGCGCTGTGGAACACAGACGCTACGCCATGCCATCAACGTCTTGCGCCCTGACGCTGTGGTGGGGCATGAATCAATCGGGCCTGAGTATGCGGCGTTCGACAAGGCACTGGCTCACATGCACGAGGTGGAACAGATCCTCGACGGCGGGCAGGACTACATCGAGACGGGCTGGCCGTGCTTCGTGGCGCTGCCGTTCTACCGTGCCATTCATCCGGAGTGGAACATCGTCCACATCGAGCGGCGCTTGCAGGACCAGGCGGCTAGCCTGAACGCACAGGGTCTGTTCGATGGAAGGAACGGCAGGTTCGCCCCACTTCTCACGGGCCTGACAGCCGAGGAGCACATCATGAACATCACGGCGCTGGCGGTGAGCATGAGAACCGAGGGCATCACATTCACCCAGTTGTTCGGAGGCTACATGGCGCCGGCCAGGATCGCGGCGATGGTCGGTGTTGACCCGGGCGCCCTGACGGACCAGTTGAGGCACAAGGTCGACGCATACGCACCGGAGGCTGTGTGATGGCTGGTCAGCCGAGGACCAGGAAGGCGAAGAAGCCGCTCCCCGCTGATGTAACCCAGCCGCTTGAAGAGGCGGGCGTTGAAGCGGTGTGCGCTCTGATCGTGGAGACGGGCAAGACCAAGGCCGCTGCCGATGCGCTGGGTGTGTCCAAGACCACGATGATGCGGTGGCTGTGGCGGGAAGAGAACCGCCCGAAGTACGAAGAGGCACAGAGACAGCTTGCCGAGCAACTGGCAGACGAGACCATCGACATCGCGGACCAATGCGACCCTGCCGAGCATAGCAAGGCCAAGCTTCAGATATCCTCAAGGCAATGGATGGCATCCAAGCTGGACAAGGAACGCTACGGAGACCAGACAGGACCGCTGGTCAATGTGGACATGGGCAACCTGCACCTCGGTATCCTGAGGTCACAAGGCAAGGAGATAGAGGGTTGAAGCTGTCCCACGAGGAATGGCAGGCTGAGCTTGCCGCGAAACTAAGGGCGGGCGACCCTGAGGTTCATCGGGCACTCGATGTGCTGAGCGATATGGACAGAGAGATCATCGTTCGCAGGCTAGTGCAGGGGGAGTCGTTGTCTGTGGTGGGTAGGGCGGTCGGCAGATCACCCGAGCGTATCAGGCAACGGCAGGCGAAGTCGGAGCGGCAGGTTAGGAAGCGGTTCAGGATCAATATGTTTGGGGCGTCTGAGCACATCGCACGGTCTCCGCGCACCTGCGCGAGAAGGGACAATGACGCTGTCTCACCGGCAGGCCAAACGCAACCAACAGTTACGTCATCGAACATTGGAACGTGACGAAGCCTAGCGATATCAATGGGTTAGGCCCTGATTTAACATAATGCCTCTTATGCGTTGAGGCGTAGACGTTCCAGTATTCAGGACGAACACAAGCGATATCAATGGGTTAGGCAGATGGGGCAGCGGTGATGACCTATAGCCCCCCGGCACCCACGACCACCCCGACCCCCGGCTCTGGTGCGGACACCCACACCCACCGATTTTCCTCTCAAAATTCCTACCCAAAGTTGCACAACACCCCCACCGGGTGCCCCTGAACACGGGGTTTAGACACCTATAGGTAGAAAATGACCCGATATGTGACGAAATCGGCCCGCTGGAGCTATGCGCTGGACGACGATGTTCTGCTCCCGGAGACGATGACGGTCATCGAGGAGGACGCTGGGCCGAAATACACGGGCCTTCTGGACGCTTCGGGAAACCCGATTTATCGGGTCCCTGACGACAAGGTGTTCGGCTTTGGACGCTAAGGCCGCCCTGGAGCAGTGGTTCCACCGCTACAAGGACGAGCCTGTGCTGTTCGTCCGCGAGGTGCTTGGGGTAGAACCTGACCCGTGGCAGGCGGAGCTTATGGAGGCTGTACGGGACGGGGAGCGGCGTATCTCTGTCCGTTCGGGACATGGTGTTGGAAAGTCGTCCGTGGCGTCCTGGCTGGCGATCTGGCACACCCTGTTCCGGTTTCCTCAGAAGACGGTTGTGACGGCACCTACGTCGTCCCAGTTGTTCGATGCCCTGTTTGCCGAGATCAAGGCCTGGATCGGGTATTTGCCGGACCCCATCAAGGTTCTGTTGGACGTGAAGGCCGACCGTATCGAGTTGGCGGCGTCTCCTGCGGAGAGTTTCATTGCGGCGAAGACCTCCCGGTCGGAACAGCCGGAGGCGTTGCAGGGTGTTCACTCCAAGCACGTGCTGCTGATCGCGGATGAGGCGTCGGGTATCCCTGAGGCTGTTTTCGAGGCGGCGTCGGGTTCCATGTCTGGAGACGAAGCCTGCACGATGCTGCTGGGCAACCCCACCCGAGGGTCGGGGTATTTCTACGACACGCAGACCCGGCTGAAGGAGTTCTGGTGGACCCGCCGGGTTTCTTGTGTGGATTCCCCTCGCGTGTCGAGGGAATACGTCGCGGAGCAGGCGCAGAAATACGGCGAGGAGTCGAACGCCTACCGGGTGCGCGTGTTGGGGGAATTCCCTCTCAAGGACGACGATACGGTCATTCCTCTCGAATTGGTCGAGAGTGCGATGCACCGGGACGTTGTCGGGAACCCCAACGCGAAGGCCATTTGGGGGCTTGATGTGGCCCGGTTCGGGACGGATTCGAGTTGTCTTGCGAAAAGAAGCGGCAACGTCATCACCGAGGTTCGGCTTTGGCGCGGTCTGGACCTGATGCAGACCGTTGGGGTGGTGAAGTCGGAATATGACGGTCTCCCCCTGGATTTGAGGCCGGCGGAGATACTGGTCGACTCCATCGGGTTGGGCGCGGGTGTCTGCGACCGCCTGAGGGAGCTTGGGCTTCCCGCGAGGGGTGTGAACGTCTCGGAAAGCCCGGCCATGAAGACACTGTACGCGAATTTGCGGGCCGAACTGTGGTTCACCCTGAAAGGCTGGCTGGAAAAGCGGGATGTGAAGATCCCGAAGGACGAGGCCCTGTTCGCTGAACTTGTGGCCCCGAAATACGCCTTCATGTCGAACGGCAAGATGAAGGTGGAATCCAAAGAGGAAATGAAGCGGCGCGGGTTGGGGTCTCCTGACCGGGCCGATGCCCTGTGTCTTACCCTGGCGACGGACGCGTCCACGGCCCTTTACGGAACATCCTATGCCGGGAACTGGAACCGCCCGATCCGGCGAAACATCCGAGGTGTTGTATGAGCATACTGGTCAAGGATTCCAACGGCGTCGGGGTTCCGGCTGGGACCTGGGGCGCGGCACAGAACCGCTCCACCGGCTCCAGTTCCGCGCAGTCTTCGGCGGTCGGCTCGACCACGACGCTGGTCCGGCTTGCCGCAACCGAGGATTGCTACGTCAAGATCGGCGCGGACCCGACCGCGGCGGCGGGCGACCCCCTGGTTTTCGGCGGGTCTGAGGTGACGGTGGGGATTACCCCCGGTCACAAGATCGCGGCGATCCGCCGGACCACGGACGGGATTCTGAACATCACGGAGCTTGCCTGATGCTGATCTCTGTCGGCGCCTTCATGGCCCGGCGTCCGGCAATCCGAGGGTACGACTACGTTGTCGACGACGTGAACGGCAACGACAGCAACGACGGGACCCCTTTGGCCCCTTGGGCGTCACTGAACAAGCTGGAGACGCTGACGCCGGCTGCGAACCAGACGACCCGTGTGCTGGTGAAGTCCGGCACCTACGACAAGGCCGGGGACTATTTCGAAGTTTCCAACGATTCGGCGGCGGCGTGGACGTTGGATGTCACGTTCGAGCCTGGCTGTGTCATGGACGGCACGGTCTGCAACACGAGTTCGGCGCAGAACCCGATCTTCGGCAACGGGACTGCCAGTTGGCGCCTGAACCTGCACGGCAACGGCCTGACCATCCAGGATTACGACAACACGTCGGGCGGCTCTCCCAACGGCATTGGCTGGGGCGGGAACTGCTTCGTCTACGCCTCGGACGTGGACATCACGAACTGTGTGGACGGGGTGAGCAACCACGACAACGGCCCCGGCCTGATCGTGAACGTCACGGTGACGGCGTGCTCCAAGTACGCACTGGCTCAGACCGGGACCGGGCATACGGATTTCTATGGTTGCTCGTTCACCGGGGAGGATGCAGCGACCGGCGGCGTGGCATCTGTGGCGCTGGATGCTTCGGCCGCCTTCTACGACACCAAGTTTATCCCAGTTGGGACATCCAGGAACCTTGCGCTGTCGAACAGCACGCTCACCCGCTGTCAGGTGGGCACGGAGACCGACGACATGGTCTTCAACCCGGATCTAGCCAACAGCACGACATTCTCCAAGTGCTACGTGCACATGGAATGCCAGCAGCTCGTTGGGCCGATCATGGATGAATGCTTTGGTCGGTTCTCCATGCGCCTGCGCGACAGTGGCGAGCCGGACATTCAGAACTGCGTATTCACCGGCCCGGCGGAAAGCCAGAGCCTGATGCTCTACGCCAACACCGGCACCGCTTTCGCGCCCTTCACCTTCTCCAACAACATCCTGGCCGGTAACTTCACGTTCGACAATCTCGGCAGCCGCTACAACCTGCTAGAAGCCGACAACGTGTTTGCCAGCAACCTGCTGTTCGGCGGCGTGGCCTACAGCGCGAACCTGACCGGATCCAGTGCAACCATATCCGGCACGGTGACGGACGACCCGCTGATCGGCGACGCGGATAGCTACCTGATGGCGGATTACGCCTATGGGGAAGGCTCCCCGGCCATCGGAGCGGGGACGGTGGACAATATCGGCTTTGGTGCCGACGACGTGGAAGAACTGGCAGCATGACGCGGAAGAAGATCCCCGATCACTATTACGAGTCCATCCAGGGCTGGTTCAACTTCCGCGGCGTCTATGAGAACGCCGTGCGTGAGGCCAAATCCGGCGCCCAGTTCGTGGAGGTGGGCTGCTGGAAAGGGCGTTCGACCGCGTTTCTCGGGGTGGAAATCCTGAAATCGGGCAAGAAGATCACCCTGCACTGCGTGGACCACTTTCTCGGCTCCGATGAGGAAGTCCACCAGTCCGACCCGGAGGTCGGGGCGCTGCTGAGGGTGTTCGAGAAGAACACCACTCCCCTGAAGGGCCTGGATCTGGAAGTTCACGTCATGGAATCCGTCGACGCTGCCGACCAGTTCAAGGACGGATCCGTGGATTTCGTCTGGCTCGATGCCGGGCACGACTATGAATCGGTCAAGCGGGACATCGAAGCCTGGCTGCCCAAAGTGAAGCCCGGCGGGATGATCGGCGGGGACGATTTTCCCATGCAGGGGGTGGCGAAGGCCGTCAAGGAGTTCGGAGACCATGAACTCCACATCGAAAACGGCTGGACGGTCTGGACCAAGCGTATCTGATGGAAGAATACATGGACGACGACGCTCTCGAGATGGATGAGGGCGAGGGCGAAGCCATGTCCGAAGAGGAACTGGAGTCCATCGTCTCCGGCGAACTGGACGACGCGGTCGACTACATCGACACGACCGTTTCGACCGAGCGCGCCCAGGCCACGGACTATTATTGGGGCCGCCCGTTCGGGAATGAGGAAGATGGCCGCTCCCAGGTCGTTTCGTACGACGTTCGGGACACGGTTCAGGCCATCCTTCCCTCTCTCATGAGGGTGTTTTTTTCCGCCGACAACGTGGTGGAGTTCGTCCCCCAGGGGCCGGAGGACGAAGAGGTGGCGAAACAGGCCACGGACTACGTCAATTACATTGTCCAGCGGGACAACAACGGCTTCCGGGAGTTCTACGCCGCGTTCAAGGACGCCCTGGTGAGAAAAGCCGGCGTCATCAAGTACTGGTGGGAGGAAACCCCCAAGATCGAGTCCTGGGAACTGACCGGCCTGGATGAGTTGGCGGTTCAGGTGGTCATGTCGGACCCCGGCGTGACGGTGGAGGTATTCGAGGAGGAAGTCCTCCCCGATATGCCCCCGACATTCTCTGTTCGTGTGGTTCGGGAGACCAAGGACGGGCGGGTCAAGATCGAAGCCTTGCCCCCGGAAGAATTCCTGATCGACCGGCGTGCGAAATCCATCCCCGACGCGACCCTGGTGGCTCATCGGAGCACGGTCTATGCCGGCGACCTGGTGGCGATGGGCTACGACCCGGAACTGGTCGAGGAACACGCCGGAAACGACGAACTGGACACCAATCAGGAGCGGATTGCCCGCAACGCGGACGCCACGATAGCCATTGGCGACCGTTTCGACGAGGCCATGAAGAAGGTCCTCTATGTCGAGGCCTATGTTCGGGTCGATTATGACGGCGACGGCGTCCCTGAGCTGCGGAAAATCTGCACCATGGGGCCGAATTACCGTGTGGTGATGAACGAACCGGCCTCTTTCCGGCCTTTCGTCGATCTCTGCCCTGACCCGGAGCCTCACACCTTCTTTGGCATGTCCATCGCCGACGTGACGATGGATATCCAGAGGATCAAGTCCTCGATTTTGAGGAACATGCTGGATTCACTGGCCCAATCCATCCATCCGCGCATGGCGGCGGTGGAGGGTCAGGTGAACATGGACGACCTGTTGAATACGGAAGTGGGTGGGGTTGTCAGGATGCGCCAGCCGGGCATGGTGCAGCCCCTGGATACGCCATTTGTCGGTCAGGCGGCCTTCCCGGTGCTCGGGTACATGGATGAAATCCGCGAAAACCGGACGGGAATCACCAAGGCGGCTGCCGGCCTGGACGCGGATGCGCTTCAGTCGACCACGAAAGCGGCTGTCGCGGCCACGATCACCGCAGCGCAGCAGCGTGTCGAGCTGATCGCCCGTCTTTTCGCCGAAGGGGGTGTTTCGGACCTGTTCCGCGGCATCCTGAAGCTGATCACGCAACACCAGGACCGGGAACGGATGGTCCGCCTCCGCAACCAGTGGGTGCAGATCGACCCCAGGGCGTGGAACGCGGACATGGACGTGACCGTGAATGTGGGAATCGGGACGGGGGATACCCAGGAGCGGTTGATGTTCCTTGCCTCTGTGGCGGAGAAGCAGGAAGCGGCGATGGCCCAATTCGGCCCGGAGAACCCGGTTGTCGGCTTCGGTCATTACAGGAACACCCTTGCCAAGATGATGGAACTGGCCGGCTACAAGAACCCGGACCAGTACTGGCGCGACCCGGCCACCTTCCAGGCGCCGCCGCAGGAGCCGCAGCCCGACCCCAACATGATCGTTGCCCAGGCCACGGTGGAGCAGATCAAGGCCGACGTGGCGAAGAAGGAAGCGGAACTGGCGCTGGAGCGGGAAAAGATGCTCCGCGAGGACGACCGCAAGCGCGACGAACTGGACGCCGACTATCAACTGAGGGCCGCCGAGATCAACGCCAAGTACGGCACGCAGGTGGATATCGCCCGGATCAAGGCGGACGTGGACCGCCAGAGGAACTTCAATGGATCATGAGGAGGACATCCGGAGGGGTGAGAACGCCCGCCGGATACTGGAAGACGACCTGTTCGTCGAAGCCGTCGAAACCATCAAGCAGCAGTGTTTCGAGGCCTGGAAAGCCACCTCGTGGAACGAGACGGACAAGCGGGAGGCCATCCACCGCCAGTTCAAGGCGCTGGGTGAGATCGAGACCCGCCTCCGGTCGATCATGGAGGGCGGCAAGGTCGCCAAGTCCATGCTGGAAAAATTGCTTAGAAAATAAGGAGTTACCTGATGGATACCGACAACCCGCAAGGGATCGGGCTGAATGCCGCTCAGGAGCAGATCGCTACCATGCTGGAGCCAGACGAGCCAACCGGCGATGAGGGCGATGATGCCGTCGAAGAGACGGAAGACCTGGAAGCCTCCGATGAAGAGGAGGAAGCCGGGGAACCGACCGAGGACGAAGAAACCGGCGAGGAAGAAGAGCAACCCCGATACACCGTCAAGGTAGACGGTGAGGATGTCGAGGTCACGTTCGACGAACTCGTTTCCGGCTATTCGCGCCAGGCGGACTACACACGCAAGACGCAGAAGCTGACCGAGGAACGGAAGGAGATCGAGGCCGAACGGGCCGCCCTGAAGGAAGTGGAGCAGGAGCGTAAGCAGTACTCCCAGCTTCTCTCGACCCTGAAGGAGCGCCTTGAGGCCCCTGACCCTGAGCCTGACTGGGATGCCATCTATGAGCAAGATCCGGGCCGCTTCGCCCTGATCAAGCACAAATGGGACCAGCAGCAGGCCCAGAAGCGGGAATCGCTCAACGCAGTGAAGAGCGAGCAGGAGAGGATCGCGGCCAATCAGAAAGCCGACTGGGAACGCCAGCGAAAGGCGGAACTGGAGGCCGAAGAAGCCCGTATCCCCGACCTGATCCCCGAATGGAAGGACCAGGGGCGCCGTGAGAAGGAATGGACCGCCATCAAGTCGTGGATGAACGACACCTACGGGGAAGACCCGGAAGGTGTGGTCGCCGCGGGTGGGCGGGATATCCTCCGCAAGGCATGGCTCTACGACCAGGGCAAGGCGAAAGCGAAGGGGGCCAAGCCCCAGCCGTCTCCCACCCTGCGACCGGGCCAGCCCCGCAAGCCCACGTCCAACCTCACGAAAGCCAAGCAGCGTCTGGCAAAAACGGGCCGCGTACAGGATGCGGCCGGCATCATCGAAAGCATGCTGGAGTAGCAAATGGCTATCGTAGCGAACACGTTCACGACGTATTCGGCAGTGGGTATCCGCGAGGAACTGTCGAACGTCATCTACAACATCTCCCCGGAGGAAACTCCGTTCATTTCCAATATCGGCAAGGAGAAGACGGGTAACACCTTCTTCGAGTGGCAGACCGACGCCCTGGCGGCGGCTTCCACCTCCAACGCCGTGGTGGAAGGCGACGACATTTCTTCGTTCACCGCGGTGACCCCGACCGACCGGCTGGGCAATTACTGCCAGATCAGCCGCAAGGATGTGATCATCTCGGGCACCGAGGAAATCGCCAACAAGGCGGGCCGCAAGTCGGAAATGTCCTATCAGCTGGCCAAGAAGGGCGCCGAGCTGAAGCGGGACATGGAAGCGATCCTGCTTTACAACCAGGCGGCCAACGCCGGCAACTCGTCCACGGCCCGCAAGACCGCCGGCCTCCCGGCCTTCCTGCGGACCAACACCAACTACTACACCACGGACGGCGGCGACCCCACCGTTTCCAGTGGCGTGGTGAATGCGGCCCGCACGGACGGCACCCAGCGTTCCTTCACGGAAGTCATCCTGAAGGACGTGGTGGCGCAGTGCTGGACCGAGGGTGCCAATCCGAAGCTTCTCATGGTCGGCCCCGTCAACAAGCAGCGGGCCAGCGGCTTCACCGGCATCGCCGAGACCCGCGTGCAGGCCAAGAGCAGCCCGACCACGATCATCGGCGCCGCCGATGTCTATGTGTCGGACTTCGGCAACCTGTCCATCGTGCCCAACCGCTTCCAGCGGGAGCGCGAGGCGTTCGTGATCGACCCGGAATATGCTGCCCTCGTGCAGTACCGGCCGATCCAGCAGGAGGCGCTCGCCAAGACCGGCGACGCCGAAAAGCGGATGCTGATCGTGGAATACGGTCTGAAGGTGAAGACCGAAAAGGCCCACGGCATCGCGGCGGACCTGACCACCACCTAAACGTCCCCAGCCTGAACTATGGGGCGGTCTTCGGGCCGCCCTTTTCTTTTGGAGATGTCATGAAGGTATTTTCACAGGACCCGGTCTACGGGATCACCACCTATTGGCATTACGACGAGTCCACGGACACCGCCACCCTGCAGAAGAGTCAGGAGGTGGAAGGCCTGCTGGACATCAACAAGGCGCATTTCAACGACGCGCCGAACCGCTGGGGCGACTGGAGCCGCGTCGCCTCGATCCCGCTCACCGTTTACCAGGAATTGAAGACCAAGGGCGTCGTCGATGACGAGAGGGCTTTCAAGCGGTGGCTGAACGACCCCGACAACCGCTTCTTCCGCACCAGACCAGGAACAGTATGAACATCGCAATCTGCGTTCCCTGCCGCGACCAGGTCGAGACGGGCTTTGCCTTCGATATGGCGATGGCGACCAGCTACCATGTGGCGAACTTCAAGGACCGGGTTCATCTCTATCATTCCAAGGGCACGCTGATCTGCAACCAGCGCCAGGAACTGGTGAAGAACGCCCTGATCGACGAGGCGGACTGGATCCTCTTCCTCGATGCGGACATGCGGTTCCCCAAGGACGTGATCTCCCGGCTTCTGGCCCATGACGTTCCGGTGGTGGCGGCCAACTATTCCACCCGGCGGTCTCCCGTAAAGCCGGTGACGTTCGCCAATGCGAGCGTGGATGACCGGATCTACACCCGTCCGGAATCCGAGGGCCTGGAAGAGTGCTTCGGCACCGGCATGGGCGTGTTCATGGTCAGGGCGGACATCTTCAAGGAACTGCCCTTGCCGTGGTTCCAGATCGGCTATTCCCCCAGCCTGCATGACTTCGTGGGGGAGGACATCTACTTCTGCCGCCTGCTTCGGGAGGCGGGACACAAGATCATGATCGACCACGACCTGTCGAAACAGGTCCGTCATGTGGGGACGTGGGAGTTTTCCACCGACCACGCCTGCGTCGTAGCGGAGTAAGCCAATGGCAATCACGACCTATGCTGAACTTCAGGAATCCATCGGAGACTGGCTGAACCGGAACGACCTGACGTCGGTCATTCCATCCTTCATCGACAACGCCGAGGCGCGCATCAACCGGCGCCTGCGCACCCGGTCCATGGAAACCTCCACATCCCTCTCGCTGAACGCGTCGGGCGAAGCCACGCTGCCTGCGGATTTCCTGGAGGCCCGCCTTGTCACGGTCGCCACCACGCCGGTCTCGTTCCCGGAGTACGTGGAGCCGGACAGCCCGGAATTCCTCTACAAGCACCGGCCCAACCAGAACCCGCAATACTATTCCGTCATCGGCACCACCATCAAGGTGCAGCCGGCCTATAACGGTTCCGCGACGCTCTACTACTACGGCAAGCTTACGGCCCTGGCGGACGACAACACCACCAACTGGCTGCTCACGAAGGCGCCGGACATCTACCTCTATGCCTCGTGCCTGGAGGGGGCGATGTATCTCAAGGATGCGGAGTCGGCGGCCAACTACACGGACCTGTTCGTGGCCGCCGTCAACGACCTGATGGTAGAGGAGCGGGCGCATGTGGGTTCCCGCCAGCCATTGACCCCGAACACCCCCTCGGGGAAGACGATGGACCTTGAGAAGTGATCACCGACTACGACTCCCTCAAGAACGCCGTCGCGGACCAGTTCGTCACCACGGAAGTCGTTCCCTATGCGGGGACGGCCATCGGTCTGGTGGAAGCGAACATCAACCGCAACGTCCGGGTGCGGCGGATGATCGGACGCTACACGGCCTCGATGAGCGGCCAGTTCACCGGGCTGCCTTCTGACTTCCTCGCCGCGGCGGGGCTTCAGGTCAACACCAACCCCGTTCGGAAACTGGAGTTCGTCACCATCGACCGCATGGACGAGATGAAGGCGGGCTATCAGGCGGGAGGGGTTCCGGTCTGGTACACCATCATCGGGGCCGAATTCGAGGTTCTTCCCATCCCGGACACGACCTATACGGCGGAACTGACCTATTACGCCAAGGTCCCGGCACTCTCCGACGACAACACCACCAACTGGCTGCTGACCAACTATCCGGACGTGTATTTCTACGGGACGCTCGCCATTGCGGCCCCCTATGTGAACGACCCGAGGGCCCCGATGTGGGCGGGCATGTACGACGCGGCCCTGGAAGAAATGATCGTCGAGGACGAGCGGGCGCGGTTTCCCCGTCCCGTGATGCGCGCCCGTACCGTCTATACGTGAGGTGAGGAATGGCTGATACGACCACCAGCGTCCTGGGGCTGACCAAGCCCGAGGTGGGCGCCTCCGATTCGACATGGGGCACAAAGCTCAACAGCAACCTCGACGACCTGGATGCGATCTTCACCGCCAACGGAACGGGGACCTCGGTCGGTCTCAACGTGGGCTCGGGCAAGACCCTTGCCGTTGCGGGAACGCTGACGGTCACGGGCTCGACCAACATCAACCACGACAACCTGACCGGGTTCGTGGCGAACGAGCACATCGACCACTCCGCTGTTTCCATCTCGGCCGGCGGCGCGCTTTCCGGTGGTGGAACGATTGCGGCCAACCGCACCATTTCCCTGGATATCTCCGGCCTGACGGAAGACACCAGCCCGGCCACGACGGCGGATTACATCGTCACCTATGACGCTTCGGCCTCGTCCCACAAGAAGGTCCGCCTCGACAAGATCAATCACGACAACCTGACGGGCTTCGTCGCTGACGAGCATGTGGACCATTCCGCCGTCTCCATCTCGGCCGGGACCGGTTTGACAGGCGGCGGCACGATTGCGGCCAACCGCACCCTGTCGCTGAACATCTCGGGCCTGACGGCGGATGCCACGCCTGATGTGGCGGCGGACTATCTGGTCACCTACGACGCCTCCGGCACCACCCACAAGAAGGTCCTGATCGAGAACCTTCCCCTGAAGATCGACCAGTTCCTGATGGCGCGGGCGGTGGAGGCGACCACGAACGTGGAAACCGGGACCAACGTCATGGGCCGGATCTACATTCCGCCTGGTGGGAGTTTCACGGTCATTGCGGCGAAGGCCTATGTGGACACCGCCGGGTCTTCCGGCTCCACCGTCATCGACGTGAACAAGAACGGCTCGACCATCTTTTCGTCCAATCTCTCGATTGCCTCGGGCGGCACCGCCTCGACCGGGGGAACTCTTTCTGGGACCCCGACCCTGACGGCGGGGGATTACCTGACCATCGACGTGGATTCCGTCTCCACCACGAAACCGAGGGGCCTTCAGGTCCACCTTCAGTTGAGGGCGACCTATTGAGCGCGGATGCCCTGGTTTCCGCCCTCCCTGACCCCTGTACGGTGGAGTGGGACGGGAAAACGGTCATTGCTGGGGATTTCCGGGCTGTTGGCAACGTTCTGTCCTGCGTCGTGACGTTCAGGGTGGGTGGAGAGGAAAGGCCATTCAGCAACCCCTGGAAGCTGGTCGACCCTCCCGGAGACAGTCAGGAGTGGTTCGAGCAGGCCGTGATGGGTTCGGGGTTCTTCCGTGGCTAGCTATACCTTCTATGGGGTCACGGCTGACGCGGGTGTTTATTGCACGGATTCGTCGTGGACAGCTGTCCAGACAGGGGCCGGGACGCTCCAGACGGTCACGGCCAGCGGGACCAGCCTGTTTGTCGGCAAGCAGAAGGTCAGCACCAACTATCAGAACTTCCTTCAGGGGGTTGGGTTTGACACGTCTTCCATCCCCGATGACGCGGAAATCCTGACGGCCATCCCGAGTTTTTGCGCCTCTACCACCGATCCCGCCAAATCATGGACGCTGGAGGCGCGGGACTTCAATTGGGGACCGACCATCACCACGGCGGATTACCGGACGGCCTCCCAATGGTCCGCCCTACCGTTGCTGGCGGAGATGAGCCTATCGGCTGGCCTGACGGTGGACACCTACTATGCCATGACCGGCTACGGGACCAATCTCGTCAACGCCATCAACAAGACCGGCGTGACCTATTTCATGCTGGGGGCAAGTAATTACGGCGGCATCGCGCCGACCAACGATGACCGAGTGGTCTTCTATTCAGCCGACGAGACGGGCACCTCCAAGGACCCCAAGCTGGAAGTGACGACGTTCGAGGCCCCTGATTTCACGCCCCAGGTGATGTGGATCGCATGAGCTATATTCCTCTCGTCTTCCCTCCCGGCATCTACAGGGCTGGCACGGAACTGCAATCCACGGGCCGCTGGTATGACGCCAACCTGGTCCGGTGGGCGAACGGCGCCATGCTCCCCGTTGGGGGGTGGCTGCCCTTCACCACGGGCCTTACAGGTGTGGCGCGGGGCGCGATTGCCTGGGTGGACAATTCCGGCGACCGGCATCTTGCCGTTGGAACACAAGATTACCTCTACGAGATCAATGAAGCCGGGACGGTCGACGACATAACCCCCGCGTCCTTCACCACGGGCGACGTGGATTCCGGCACGCAGACCGGCTACGGCGGCGGTCTTTATGGGGATGACGAGTACGGCACCCCGCGTTCGGATGCTTCGTCGATCACGGACGCCTCCACATGGGCGCTGGACACCTGGGGAGAGTATCTGGTGGCCTGTGCGACCTCCGACGGCAAGCTTTACGAATGGGACCTGACCTCGGATGCCGCGGCGATCTCCAACGCCCCCACCGGGTGTTCTGGTCTGGTCGTAACAGCAGAGCGGTTCCTGTTCGCCCTGGGGGCAGGTGGGAACAAGCGCAAGGTGCAATGGTCGGACCAGGAGGACAACACCACCTGGACGCCCTCCACGACCAACCAGGCCGGGTCTCGTGAACTTGCCACCTCCGGCGCGTTGATGGCGGGAAAGCGGGTGCGGGGGCAGACCCTGTTGCTGACTTCGGTGGATGCTTATGTCGCGGAGTATGTCGGCCCCCCTTACGTCTACGGGTTTCGTTCGGCCGGTTCGGCCTGCGGGCTGATCGCCCCCAATGCGATCACGGTGATCAATGGCGGTGTCGCCATCTGGATGGGGGACGCGGGGTCCTTCTACACCTATGACGGCGGTATCGTCCGGGCGGTTCAGTGCGATGTCGCGGACTATCTGCGCCGGAACATGAACGCCAGCCAGAAGGCCAAGGTGTTCGCGCTCACCAACTCGGATTTCGACGAAGTGACGTGGTTCTACCCCTCGGGGACGGAGTGCGATTCCTACGTGACCTATTCCACGACGGAGGGGCACTGGACCATCGGATCCATGGACCGGACCTCGGGTGTGGACAAGGGGGTCTGGCCCTATCCGCTCTATGTCTCCCCGGACGGGGATGTCTACCAGCACGAGACCGGCAACGACTATGAAGGAGCCACCGTCTATGCGGAGAGTGGCCCTTATCAGATCGGCAACGGGGATCAGGTGATGATGGCCCGCTCCCTCGTCCCGGACGAACTGACGCAAGGGGATGTGAGGGTGTCGTTCAAGGGGCGCCTTTACCCCAACGGGGCCGAGACGACCTACGGCCCCTACACCCTTGCAAATCCCACGGACATCCGGTTCTCCACCCGGCAGGTGAGGCTGAGGGTCGAGGGCGTTGAAGAAACTTCCTGGCGCTGGGGCGCGCCGCGCATTGAAGCCATTCCGACGAGCCTGCGATGAGACTTCCCATTCCGCCCGAGACATGGACCCGTGAATATCAGCAGCGGGTCAACGCGGAAATCGAGCAGGCCGACAGGGAGAACCGGAAGACGGGCAGGGACATCGAGATGGTTCAGAGCGACGGCACCCGGACGGAGCGGATCATCCTGCGCAGTGACGACGGGTCCCGGTGGGCATTGACCGTGGACAACAGCGGCAACCTGTCCGCAACCAGCATCTAGGAGAGGCACATGGGCATTCTGGGTTCACTGTTCGGCGGGGGTGGCGGCACCACCAAGATCGGCAAGAAGGCGGCCAAGGACCTCTACAAGAGGGCGCAGACGGTCGCTGACACGCCCTATGTCCCTTATGAGGGAAACAGGGTGGCGGACGCCAACCCCACCCTTCAGGCGGCCATCGCACAGGCTTCCTCGGCAAGCGGCGCCGGCAACGGTTCCATCAACAAGGCGGTCAACTTGGCGCAGTCCGCCGGGTCCTACACGCCCTCGACGGTGACGGCCAACCCCATCACCGCGTCCCTGATGGCGGCCTCGTCTCTTCGTCCGGTGAACGACATCACCGCGGCGTCCCTCGCTCCGGTGGGGGACGTGACCGGGGCGGCGGTCGATCCGTCGACGGTCCGGGATGTGAATGCCTCGTCCTTCCTGGACTACGACGTGAACCAGTACATGAACCCGTACCTCCAGACGGTGGCGGGCAACGTGATGAGCGACCTTGCCCTGCAAAGGGACCGGCAGCGGCTGAACGACAATGCGGCGGCTGTGCGGGCTGGGGCTTTCGGGGGCGACCGTCAGGGGGTAGCGGATGCGCTGACCAACGAAGCGTTCATGCGGACCAGCGCCAGCACTCTGTCCGACCTCTACAAGTCGGGCTTCGACCTTGCCTCCGGGCTGATCACGACCGACGCCGATCGTGCATTGCAGGCCGGTGAGTCCAACCAGACCCGCGACCTTTCCGTTGCCGGGACCAACGCCGGGTATGACCAGGCGGCGCGTCTCGCCAACCAGACCGCTCAACTGTCCGTGGCGGGGCAGAACGCCGGCTTCCAGCAGGACGCGGCGAAGGTCAACCAGGCCAACCAGTACAACACGGCCCTCCAGGACGCGCAGATGATCCAGGAGGCCAACCGCCTGAACATGGCGGCGCAGAACACGGCATCGACCACGAACGCATCCAACAGCCTCGAGGCGGCGCTCGCCAACCAGGAAGCGGGCCTGACCGCCAACGAACAGGCGTTGCTGTCCTCCAACATCCTGGGGGAAATCGGCAACAACCAAGCCAGAAATGCGGTTGTCGGTTCCGAGGTCGCGCTGAAGGCCGGCACCGCGCAGCAGCTGATCGACCAGGCCAAACTGGATGCAGAATACGACGCCTACCTCCGGGAGCAGGGATGGGCACCGAGCATGATCAACCTCCTGACCGACGCCGCTGGTGTGGCCGCCGGCACGCGGAGCAATCAGAGCAACGGCATCATCCCCGGCCTGTCCAGCATGTTCAGCGGTGGTTCCCAGTCGGCGGCCAACGGCATCTACAGCATGTTCAAGTAAGGAGCGGCGCATGTTCTATAACAAGGCGTCCCGTATCGTTGACGACACCGGGCTCACCGAGCAGCAGAAGCGCATTCTCCGTATCGCCCAGGAGGCGGACCGCAACGCGATGCTGGATGGGCGGATGCCTGTCGCGCAGTTCAAGCTTCAGGACGAGTGGGCCGCCCGCAAGCGTGCAGCGGAGGACCAGGCTTTGCTGAAAGGAGCCGCCGGTGCCACCTTGACCCCCGAGCAGTTGACCATGCTCGCCGAGGGTGGGCGCACGGTACCGACCGAGCTGGTCCGCCCCCAGGCCAGCACGGGAGTGGACCTGAACGACGCGCAGCGGCAGTTGCTTGCGCCCGCCATCCAGAAGTACGCCGATCCCACCGCCGCCTACACGCCTTCCCGACCGTCGCCGGATACGATCCGGATGCTCAATGCCGAGGGCGTGGACACTACGGGCATTGCGCCGAAATATGAGCGGGACAAGATCTACGACACCGCGACCGGTCGGGAGAGGGTGGCTGCAATCGACATGACCGACCCCACCAATGTGGTGAATGTGGGCGGTGTCAAGGCGCAGGAGCTTCCGTCCGAAATCGACGCCGTGGAGTATCTGACCGGGCAGAAGCTTGCCGGCGCCGGTCAGGCAGGCATGGATATGGTCGGGGGATACAACCAGTCCAAGGCCGCCCGGACGAACGTCAACGTCAACACCGGCACCGTGGGCGAGGACGAGTTCGACAAGACGGCGGCCAAGGAGCTGGCTGCGTACACCATCGGCGGCGGGTTCTCGGACGTGCAGAAGCAGCTTGGTCAGCTTGGTCAGGTTCTCACCAATCTGGAGAGCAGCGACGATATCACGGGCTGGTTCGTGGGCAGCCTGCCGGAGTCGGTGGCGCCCATCATCGCACCGCAGGCCGTTGCCAACCGCGATCTGGTGGAAGAGGTGGTGCAGCGGAACCTTCGTCTCATCCTGGGTGCCCAGTTCACAGAGAAAGAGGGCGAGCGACTGATCAAGCGTGCCTACAATCCGAAGCTGTCGGAACAGGAAAACGCCCGCCGCGTGGCGAACCTCATCAAGCAGATCCACCAGGCCGCAAAGGCGAAGCAGGACGCCGCCGATTACTTCCGGGAGAACCGGACGCTTCGCGGCTGGGGCGGGCAGTTGCCCCGGATCACAGACTTCTACGAGGCGGTTGACCCGGTCGAGGAACCCACGGTCAAGCAAGGGCGTGGCTTCAAGGTGCTGGGGGTGGAGTGATGGCGATCTATCGTGTCGAGGGGCCGGATGGCCGCATCTACCGTATCGAAGGCCCGGATGATGCCAGCAACGAGGAAATCGAGGCGTTCGCGACGCAGCAGTTCGGCCCCAAGGAGCCTAGCGGCCCGCCCAAGACGCTGGAGGATGCCCGTGAGCGCATAAACAGCGACGTGCGCGGCTTTGGCCTGGGTGTCATCAAGCCGGTGGAGAACCTTGCGTCCTGGGCCATGAACCTGCCCGGCATGGAGGCGGCGGACAAATTCATGTCCGACACCCTGGGCACCACGCCCTATGGCGAGATTGTCGAGGGGCGCCAGGCGGGCCGAGCCGAGAACCAGAGCAAGGGCGCGCAGACGGTGGGGAACATCGTCGGTGTCCTGCCCACGGCGGCGCTGCCTGGGGG